ACCATCTTTTTGCATCTGGTCAATCTTACTCATCATACCTTCAACTACTGGTGGAAAAGGAGCACCTCCTGCTTTGCCTTTAAGATACATTCTTAATGCAGCTGCTGTAGCTGGGTCAATTTGTTTGTTACCAAACATTTCACCTATTTTCTCATCTGAATATTCTTTTTCTTCTTTTACTGATACAATACTAGCGGCCATATCACCTGTTGCTAATGACACATCACCGTTTGCTCTTTTATATAAGAAGAACCTTGCCATATTAGGATTGCCTTCAGGATACATTGTTACTTTATCTGTATTATACTTCGCACTTCTACTCTTACTCTTTACAACAAATTTTTTAACAGTTGTACCTGACATAACTGAATTATAGGTAATGGTCATTGTATCACCTTTTTTTAGACTATCAAATTTCTTTGCGTCAATTTTGCCTTCAGTAATATCTAATAGTGTTTGTGTAGCTTCATCAAGTATTTCCAATTCATTGTAATCAATATCTTCTTTTCTAATCTTATTTAAATCAGCCGCTTTATAGTTGTGTTTAGTCATCAATCTAGTCATTGCCATTGTAGATACAAATGGTATATCACCACCATATAATTTTTCTAATGCGTTTTTATCTTTATCAAACTTAGTAAACATTGCACCAAGTTTATTTGCATTGTCAATAGAAATCTTTTTACCTCTTAAAGGTTCATATGCCTTTTTAAGTTGTTTCATTTGTGCATCACTAAATGCTTCTGTTATGTGGTAACCTTTGTTGTCACAATGTTCACAACCTTTACCCTCACATTTAGGACATTCTACTTTACCTTCCATTGCATTATCTGGATTGTACTCCATATAATCTGCAACTGAATTGATATAGTCTTTTGCTTTTGTAATTTTAGATTGTACCCATGCTTCTAGTGGATTGCCTTCGTCTGACTTGCCTTGTAAGATAGAGGATAGTTTTAAGGCTTTGTCTGAGATAGCTTCTAGTTCACCACGAGCCATTGATACTTCATGGTCTTTTTCGTTTAAAGTTTCTTCTTTAATACGAACATAAAATCTGTTGTTAAAAGGAGATTGGTAAACATCTGCATCATGTCCCATTTCCTTATTTGCCTTATCGGCCATTTTCTGTGCAATGGCTCTATTAGGCAATGCATTACCTAATACTTTGACGCCGTTACGCAACTTACTAATTTCTTTTTCCGACAAAAGCACCTTATTCATTGCTTCTGCCATTGTTTGTCTGTATCTACTAGTCATGTTCCTCTATCTCTATAATTAGTTCACCAACTCCTTTATGTAATCGGTGATATGTTTCTTTTTCTATTTCTAACAAATGGCCAGATTTCATTTCAAAAGGTAGTTCATTATCCATCTGAAACTTCCAACCATCACTCTTCAAAACCTTTACAGTTCTATTTTTAGCATCTCTATGCCAAATCAACTCTTCACTTTCTACATCAAAAAAGGTTCTAACAAATTTCTTGTCAAATAGATTGAGTTGGTCTTCGTATGGTTTACCAGTAAAAGTTTCCACCACCACTCAATCCTAAACTCTTCGCATACCTTGGCAAGTTACATGCCCAATAGGCTGCTTTTGTTCTGTCTTTTTGCTGGTCACATCTGTGACGAGCTGCAAAAGATTTTCTGGCCTCTTTGTCATTTAATTTAACTCTAAGACCTGTTGTATCTCCCCATGTGACCTTTTTAATCTTGTCACCATCACGGACAAATACATAAAACTTTTTCGGTCCACCTTTTTTTGGTTTGTTCAACGGTGGATTCTTTTCATCTTCTTCTTGTATCGGACAATCTAATGGTACTTCTTGTCCTTCGTACTCACCAAACTCACCAATATCTGTTTCAATTAACTGTTTATCCCAACTGTTCAATTCAGTTAAAAGACCCTCATTATATAAACTTCTTGCCTCTCTAAAGAGTTTGTAAAATTCTTCACTATGTACTCTATAGATGTTTTCAGCAAACGGTATATTATTTTCTACATGATAATGTACCGATTTTGAAATCTTATCTTTAAAGTCTGCAAAACTTAACATTAAATTTTCTCCATCATTTTAGAAACCACTTCATTTAGTTTCGCTTTCCATTCATCTTTATATCGTTCCCTATATTTATTCATTGTGGAATCTAAAGCTGCCCATTCTTTTACATCTTTTTCAGTAGGTTTGCCTCTATCTTTTGCATCTACTGGTTTTGCATCTGGTGTTTCACCTGGAGTAACCTCTTTTGTATGGTTGGCATAGTCAGCACCAATCTCATAGGATTCTGGTACACAATTTGGTACTTGTTTGTTACCTTTTTTCTTCATACCGACTTGTTTATAACCAGTCCAACATGCATCTTGTAATTCTTTTTTAAGTTCACCAAACATTTTCTTATACTTTTGAGTATGAATACTTGGTTTAGTTTTAGCGTCTTTATCGCCTGGTGCTGGTTTGTTATCGTTCTTTGTAGTATCTTTATTTTTAAAATAGTCTGCTCTTTTACTCTTTGTATCTTTTGACAGATTTTTGTAATACTTTTTAGGTTGAGTACCTTTCTTTTTCTTCACATCTCTATCTTGTGGTTGTGCATCAAGGTCCTCAGTTTTTTCTGATACAGCTTCAAAGCCATAATCTACATCTAAGTTATACTCTCGCACTTCTACCTCTCTATCTGCGGCTATAGGAACACAATCCCATATCCAGCATTTGTGTAAATTGTTTTTATTATCTTCTACAACAATATAGTTTGTGCTTCTTCTAACTACTTTACCTTGTATATCTTCTTTTACATAATCAACTTCATCACCAATATTAAAAATTATTTCTCTAATATACAGGTCTCTAATTTGTTGTTGTTCAAATTCTTCTAAAGTTTTAATTGGTCTTGCACCAGTTCCTACAGCAGACATACCACCAAAAGAGGCAGCCAATCTCATACCTTTTCTAACTTGTTTCATAATGTCGGCTGCATTAACACCTTTTGGCAATCCTTTTTCAAAAGATTTTAAATCACCTTTGGCAGCTGCAGCTCTCATCTTAGACGCTGACATACCAGTTGCACCTTCGGCATCTGGATCCCTTTCACCAGCAGATACTACTTTGATATTCTCAAAGTCATATAGACCGTGTCTGGATTTTACACCATTGTATTTCTTTAAGATGTTTTCAAACTCTCTAACTCTATCTGAACCTGCAACCATAGTTACATCTGTGTAACCTTTTTTGTATAACATAGTTGCAATATCTAAGACCATATTAGTCTGATTGATTTCAATGTTTCTAGCATGACTAGGGAACATCTTTTTCATAATGCCAAGTTTATCTCTTGGAGATAATGGATTCTTTTTAGGGTCTTCACTTCTACTTAAATAAATTTTGTAGTCGTTTGTACCTACAGACTTAACTTTGTTAATAAGTTTTTCATGGCCAATAGTTGGTGGATTAAATCTACCAAATGCAAATGCTACTGATTTACCTTTTGCTTCATGCATTTCTAAATCGTCTATCTCTTTATCAGTTACTTTACCGTCATCTAAAATCTGTTTGCACTTCTTATAGAATTTTAGATAGTGATATTTTTCTAACATTTTGTAAATAACATTTTTAGGTAATCTGTTCTTCACACCATAATCTCTAATTTCATCTGGCGACATATCTTTATCAAATGCAGCTCTTCTTTCTGCATCAACATTGTCACCAATTCTAATAATTGTTCTAATACTATCTTCAATTTCTTCTAGTTTCTCATTAATCTTATCTTGTAGGTTAAGTATATCATTTGGAGATAATTCTGTCAACTCATTATAATCAATAATATCTCTTTTTAATTCACCTTTGACAACATCAAGTTCTTGTACCTTACGGCTGAAATCTTGGATATACAAATTAGCATCAAAGTTAAAATCTTCTGGTCTTTTGATGAAGACATTACGGTCAATATCGAATACTGCGTCTGCCTTTTTATTTTGGTCTTCATAAGTTGCCTCATCTGTAATGAAGTAATAGTTAATAGGGTGTTCAGAACCTGATATTAACTTACCTTGAATGTTATCTGGATTACTAGCGGACAAATACTTTTTAGAAAGTCTTACTCTTTCATCTTCTCTTTTACCAACTGGTACATCAAACAATACATTAATGTCCAAGTCTGCATCATTTCTATATCGTTTAGTTAAAATAGAACCAATTAGAGAATACTTAATTACAGGATATTCTGTTTCAAATACCTTTAACTGTTTCTCTATTTGTGCTTTAACACTTGGTTTAATTTTAGGGTCATTAGTATCAGCGTCATCAAATACCTTAGGCGCATATGTCCTTCTAGGAATATCAATGATGCTTTCTATGACTTCTCTAAACTTTTTCATTTATCTTCTCTTTGCTTTTCTTTCTGAGGCCATCCATCTTTTTGCTGTGTATGACCTAATTGGTTGTGTTAATAATTTTCTAACCGCCTTACCTACTTTATTCATAACTTGTGTTGTAAGTTCTTTATCATCTTTACTATTATCAATAATGACCATGTTACCTATACCAAATAGATTTTGAAACTTACCAATGTTTGCTTGTACATCTTTCCAAGATTTGGTT